AGGAAATGTTTTAAATAAAATGATAGCTGGAAATCGAGTTGATTTCCCACAGGTATGGAGAAATAGTGGATTTAGTCCTTCTTATACTGCTACTGTTAGATTATATAATCCAAACCCTGGAAGTTATGAATCTACTCTAAGACATATTGTTGGACCGCTTGCTGCTATTCTTACTTTGGCTATACCAAGATCTCAAGATGGTTATACATATAACTGGCCATTTTTTCATAGAGTTAAAGTTCCTGGACTTTGGGAATTAAATCCAGGAGTCATAACAAATATTACTGTTGTTAAGGGTGGAGATCAACAAGCAATTGCTTGGAACCATAGACTTGCAATGGTTGATATAAGAATTGATTTTGTTAGTTTGTATACTAGTATGTTAATTGAAGAAGGAGTTGCTAACATAACACATAGACCAACTGTTAGATCTTACTTGGCAAATTTGTTAGAAGAGAAATATCTAGAACCTGTATATAGTACAGCCGATAAAATAGGTGGTGGTAGTGAAAGTAAACCAAAATTGATAAACACTAAGAGAACATTTGGAGATTCATTACCCCCTCCAAAACTAGTACCTAAACCAAGAACATCTTCTCCAACAATTGTTGATTCAGAAGGTGTTAGAGTTAGCTCTAGTCAGACATCAACAGGAGCTGACTTAAAAACGAAAAATACTGCGATTGGATTATAATCTTAACAAATGGTATTTCGAAAGATCATAGTTATATAATAGGAAAGAAATAAGTTGATAAGAAACTGGGTTTGAGAAGTTAATTTGTCATATTTATTTTGATATTTCATATCTGCTAAAATTTTCATTAATAATATATTTACTTGCTGTTTAAAATATATTTGAGATGTTGTTCTTTTTATAGACATAAGGGATCTAACATACTTAAAATATTTATCCCCACATACATAGTTGATACCCTTCAAATCTTTTACAAACAATTTTAAAATTAATCTTATATTATCTGTATATTTTATGTTGTTTACTTTATTAACAATCATTGTTGCTACAGAGCTATTAATTTTTGTTATTTTTCTTGCATTCTCTTGAGCAATTTTATCTACTATTTTATATACTGTTATTTTCTTTGTCACCTCTTCTATAATTCTCTCATCTTTTTGTAATTTTTCATATTGGAATACATTTTGTTCATCATCGGTTGGTTCATTTTGTGTTTTTATCTTCCCGCCTTGTTTTACTGCATTATAATATGCATTAGCGAAACTCTTGACACTCTGTGAGATTCTATGTCTACACTCTTGTATAAATTTTGATATCTGATCAATATCTTTTTCTGAAATAGATCTTGTATATCTCCTCAACATTTCATTTGATATATGATACATTGCATTACCAATTGTCTTTTCTCTTGCAAACAAATGTGTTTTTGTTATATTCTCCAGTACATATCGAAATATATCCTCATTGCAAAATTTAATATGTTTGTCAAGGAGCGCTCGATAGTGACGAATAACAAAAAACAACATAGTTGTTCTAAACCCAATTTGATCTTTTTCTTTTAGAAAATACCACATTAAAAAAATATAGAAGTTTGATTTAGGGTCGTTATGAAGCATAAATTTTGCTTCTTTTCTGTTACTCCATTGTCTTTTTGTAAATTCTTTAATGTCTTGTTCTTTCAAACCGGAAAGGTTTAAGAAGTCATAGTAATGTTTTTTAGTTTTTGGTTTATAACAAGGTTCTGATAAACCGGAAAGACTATTACCAGCTACTTTAATCATTGCCGATTTTAATTTTGATTTATTTATTTTTGATTTATTTAATAATATATCCATCGTTATCCCACGATTCTAACTGTAATATTTTCAGCTCTAAAATAAACATACTCAGGCCCATATTCTAGTAATTCTGTTTGCGAAAAATCATCAATATCATAATTGAAAAATATACTAGTTACCGGGCTTATTAATCTACAGTGATCTACTCCTGTCACTCCTTGAATAACATCTATAATCTCAGATCTATATATTGCAACGTTGGATCCAAACCTACTACTAAAAGCACTTACTAATGCAGTTTTTATAGTTTGAGAAAGTCCTGATATTGTAAGAGTTGAATCTGCATCCTTAAAAACTTCTATGTCAAGTTCTAAAGGAATTGTATAATTTGGTATTGGTATCCAACCTTTTAGAGAATATATATACTTAACTCCCTCATTTGTAACATTGACAATATCATCTGTTGCTGGTAATAAATAATGCCATGTATCAGCAGTTGCGTCTGTACATGTTGCTATATATCCGGCATAGGATGTTGCTTGGTCTGATAATGCATATTTATCATCTAAAGTTGGGCTTGTTGGAAGACTATCCACAACATCTATAACTGTTGGTTTTGTTATTTCGTTATGTTGTATGTTGCTGAGAACACCCGTTGTATTTGAAAATTTTAAATTTGTAAAGTCTGTTAACATTCTATATTGTGTAAAATCAAGAGTAGTTAACAATGATTGTAATATTTGACTTTCAAATGTTTGGGTATCCAAAGCGTCGTAATATGATTTCTTAATTACTGGTATATCGTATATTGTTATATTAGCAGTTGAATCATCTACCAAGCTTGACATCATAAAGTCATCTAGACTTTGTCTAAAAACTATTGTGTTTTGATATTTAGCTACATTATTTGAAGAAGGATCTTTTATTGTAAAATAGTAAGTTTCTAGACCCTCTGGAATGAAGCTATATGGATCTATAGAATATGAAAATTCTGAAGTTGAGTCATTAACCATTGTATATGTAACTCCAGTTGAACCTACTTCCATTTCACATGTAGCGCTAGCAACATCTGACTCTGTAGAATAATAACTCAAAGTAAATTTACCAGCAGTTCCTATTTTCTTAACTACTAAATTATTAGCATATATATCGTATTCTGATGAATAACTTGTTATTAGTGTTGGTGTTTGTTTTGTTTCATCTATAGTATAATAATAACTTGCCGAAGTGTTTATGAGATCAATTACCAAGTCAAAGAGAGTATAATACTCAACATCATTAATTGTAATAGAGGTTGATCTTGGAATAGTTGCTGTTGATCTGTCAACTATATGTGAAGCATTTCTTGTAGGAACTATTAATTGTTGTGTAGCATCATCTGGATCTGTTCCAAAAAATAATGATGTAAATAATTGAATATCATTTATTTTCATGTCTGATCTTTTCAAAACTGAAATTGAGTTTTGAGATAATGGTGAGTCACTTGCTACTACATCTACCTTTGAATAGTCGTCCTCAGTAACTAATCTTCCCAAGGTGGTTATTGAAGCAATTGCGTTTCTTCTTGTTTCTTCTAGAGATTCTTCATCTACACCACCACTTGCAGGAGATGTGTTTATGTTTGTATAATTAACTATTTGTGTTACTCCACCTACTGCATTGTATAACCTATCTCCTGTTTTTATACTACCGGTTATTACATTTCCACTAGCACCTAGTGTTATATCAGAAGTTATTTTAACTGTACTGCCAGCTGGTGGTTGTACTCCTATTAATCCGTTTCCAAAATATAATCTAACTCCGCCATCTGTTCTTCTTCGAACGTATCCTTGGTTAGAATCAGACATTAAATATAAACTATCATATTCTGTCCATGTTGTAAATGCTGGGTCGCCCGGCCCTTTTACTTGTACTACCATAGTGGAAACTTTTCCAGTTATTGGAACATCAATAGTTACAAATTGATATGGATCTAAATCTGCATCTATTTGAAATTCTTGAATATCTGGCTGGAATTGTTTTACAGGAAGTATAAATGAAAAATCATCATCTGTTTTTGTATATGGAAGTGTATATCTTTTACTATCTTTTACTAATGTGATTACTACTGTTGAATTGCCTATTATTGATATTGTTGTTGTATAATCTGTTGTGAATTGAATATCCGAAGCGTAAAATCTAAAACCTGATGCAATATCAAACTCTGCGTCTTCTGTGAATGTTAAGGGTATTGTAACAAGAACGTCGGCTGTAGCATATTCTGCATCTGCAGGACTATATCCCAAGAATGCACCCAAGTTTAGAATTGATTCAGAAAGTTGAGCTTTTGTTAGAAAGAATTCTCTATAAGTCGACATTTGATAAAACATCAAATTGCCAGTAAGTGTAGAAACAACATCAATAATGAAACTAAGAAAAGATGATTTTGTAAGATCTACACCTTGCAATTCAAGATATTCTTTTATATAATCTGTGATTT